GAGCGCCATCTTGACCTATCCGTTCGGCGTCAGGGCGACTTCCTGATACGCTATCAATTTCTTGCTTTAGTTGTTCGGCGTTTCCCCGTATATTTACTACTACATCTCCCATTATTATTCTTTTTTATCAAATTGAGACAATTCTAAATTTTCAAAAGCATCATCAATCTCGGCTTGGCTTAGAACGTTGCTGTCTTTGTTTTCATAATAACCTACCGATTCATAATCCTTATCGCTTACATCATTGGATTTAGATATCCTCTTGTTTATATCTAGCTCTTCTTGATAGTCGATAAGCATATCTATGAAGTTCATTTCACGATGAGTCACGGAACCAAATGGCACATTATATTTTTTTCTCCACCAATAATCTATTGGGAAGGAATGCCATTGTTCTAAAAACTCACTCGCCTTCCTTCTCAGTGTCTTCTGCTGTTGCAACATCTGGCTCGCTGGATAAATAAAGTTCTCTTGAAACTGATTCGTACCAAGGCAACAATTGTTGTTTATAAAACTCAATAAGCTCTTTAGCGGCCAAAGGATCCATTTTTGTGTAATCTTCCAACTCCAACATACGCTTTACTTTAGGGCAAAGTACTTGAATAAATACTATTGCGTCCACTAAATCTAGTGCTAAATACATTGATTTAATTCCGGAAGCCGACATAGAACCATAACGATTATTAGTCAATGCTAACTTCATTGATTCCATATCTAGAAGCTGCCCCACGTTAGGGAATTTTACAATTAACTTTTCGCCTTTAAATGTACAAGCGTGTTCTTTTTCAATCATAATTTTCAATTTTTATATTAATTCTAATAAACAAAAAAGGCACTCCGTTTTTACAGAGTACCTCTTTTAATAGTTGATTTCACATTAAAGAACGCTGTTGAACAAAATAGGTTCAAGATACTCAAATTCAGTATCGCGTCCGGAAATTTGCCCTTCTTGAATATCAAACCCCTCACGGGTTACAAATGCTGCATTAATCTTAGCAAAAGTTTCAAACTTTGCTTTAATTTGACCAGTTTTGATATCGATAGCCCCGTCTTTTACTTTTCGCATTATAGCTATTTCTAAACCATCTTCTTGCAAAAGTAATGCATTTGTCCAGTCTTCGATGGAAGCCGAATTACGAAAACTACCCCTGACCATTTTATTAGCCAAAAGATTGAAATTGATAGTGTACGAGGAGCAAGATAAAGAACCGCTCCATTCTACTGGAGGAAGTTCATCTGGGTTGAACCGACCTATCCCCGTAACCTTGCTTCGGCGGATATTTTCAGTAACTCGAACGCTCTTCATCTTACCGATAGTTATCCCATCGATTTGTATGATTGCGATTGGCGCCGTCATTACCTTTTCGTTTTTATTAGCCATATTTGTATGTTTAAAATTTTTTGTTTATATTACACGGTGAAGTCAAGCATATTTCCGATAAAGAACATTTTGTTGTTCGGCACATTTGGCACAAAATCGTAAGTAATGAAGAAATCTCCATTTACGGCTGTCACCTTAACGTTTTTCCAAGTTATAATAAGATTATCATTTCCTGGTCTGGCAACTCTTGAAGCTAATTTAGTTTCGGTGAAGTTCTTTAAACTTTCAGGAGAAGCTTGAGCAACAGTGTCGCCTGTAAACCGAGCAGCAGCATCAATTATGAGTTCCTTGTTCAGTTGAGCTTTAATAAGCGCAATTGATAACTCGAGACTTTCTCCATCGTCAGCGATAGTCTTTAGATTGTCTTGTATCGTTGTTATGCCTTGATTTATACACCAGTACCCGTTCACGTTACGAACGTGCATTATACCAGCTTGTAAAGCATTAACCCGTTCTTGCTTTTTCAAATCATAAACGAAGTTTTTGTACCCAATACGTTTGAAAGTTAATGGAGTTTGAGGAGCAAGGCTCGCATTCAACCCTATGACTGAAGCTGCAAGGTAAATTGACGGAAGGCTTTTATTTCCGTTTTTATCTTTTCGAACGTCTTCGGGGGAACCGTGAACGGTCACAACTTGTTCGTCGTTATAATATTTTGCAATTGCTTCTGAAGTACCAACTTCTCCAAATAAATCATCGTCTTTTTCGCCGCCGCCTATAACCATAAACTGGGTGAACTTTGCTTCATTCTTCAAGAAAGCGTGAAGTAATCCGTTAGTGGCGGTATCAGCTCCCATTACGCCATATTTGTCGCATAAAAAGAATGTAACATCAAGTTCTGATATCGCTTCAAGAACCGCTTTATATTCATTATCGACGCTGGTAGTGGCTCCTCCTGTGAATACTTCCAATGGGCGAGTTGCTAAATCTCCCAACAATAGTTGATTTGCAGAAACTAAGAAATTAGCCGTCATTACTTTATTGCTAATTGCCCAAGCTTTAAGTTCGTTAATCGACGTACATTCAGGACTTTCAGCCAGTAAAATTGGAGCGGAGTTATCGTATGATTTAGTACCATACACTTCGCCATCTTTGTCAACTCCGGACCAAGTTCCTTTATAAACTTGAAGTATAAACAAAAATGGAGTACTGCCTGTTATTATTTTTGCTGCATACCCAGTTTTTAATATACTGGAAGTTTCTGCGTCTAAAACTCCGTTACCAACTATGCCTTCGTTTTTGCAAGTAAAAGTTATATCCCCTTTTGTTCCCATTGATAAGACAAGACTGGCTGGAACGGTCGTGGCCGCTCTGGTGTAATACAACTTAGGAATACCAACTGAACCTTCTATCGGCATAAACAACTTCTTTGCTATGTCGGCAACAGGTCCTCCGTTGACAAATGCGGAAAAATCTTCCCAAGCGGTAAATTCATATATCGCCTTTAATCCCTTTGCATTAGTTCCTTTAATTCCGGAACCTCCCGAAAACTCAACCCCATTCGATAAGCTTAACCCCGTATCTATAATCATAGCGTTGCCAAAATTAGCAACATTCGCTACCGATGTAGGATTATAGACCGTTGCGGCATAACTTCCTGGTTCTATGCAGTTCTTGCCCTGAAAATTAACAACTGTACTCATAATTATAATTTTTATTTTGTTTATATTATTACTTGTTCAAACATTTTACCCTTGAATACGAAATTTTTTATTATCTCGTCACAAACTGTTTTAGGAACAGTTAATTCGTATTTGAATGATAAATTTAATACTTTATGAAATATGGCCACTGGTATTAAATCATCTTGCATCATTATATCATTTCCAGATATTCGTGGAAGTCTAAGTCCTAAAAGTTCAAGATGTGGGGACAATATCAGCAGCATTGATTTTAATACATTATATACCACACCAACTTCGCTTGAGTTATCGCCCGTTATCATTATTTGATAATTACTTTCCATCATCTGCGTAAGCGTATCCCTTTCTTTTTCAACTCCATCGGAATTTATTTCAGTATCAGTTTGATACCCTTCTCCTAATCCTATTGAGCCATCGCAAGCCGATTCAGCGGGTAGCATAATGTGTAACGATAAATCTTTTGCTACTTGAAAATTATACCCAAAATTAACGCTTAAAAATTGGGTCTTAAGAAAAATCTTTTTAGCTTGTTCAAAGTAATTATAGTTGTTTAATCTAATAGCTTGCCCGTCCGAGTTTTCTCCGAGCATTCTATATAATATGCTTTTTTTTGGTTCAGCTGTATTCTCAACAATATTATCCTTCAAAACCCTTTTAATGGTTTCAAGAGTATTGTATATAATTATTTCAGGTATTACAATTGCACTCATAATGTTGCGTCTAAATATTTCAAAGATTCATTATTCACTATTGTATCGACATCTGTTGTTTGAACGGCTTGTTCTGATAAATGTACCGCTTTTAATCCCCTGTGTATCCAACTCAAGGGGTCTGAATTTGAACTAACTCTCCTGAAAGTGCCATACGTATTTTGAGTGGAATTTGCATACACGCCAGTGCGCTTTCCTAACCCATCGTACAAAGAATTTTTATGTTGATATTCGGCGAATAAAACAGCCGCCGATTTAGGGGAAGTTATTTCAGCTCTTGATTGCGGTATATTATAGGGAGCGGGGATGCTCGATGCAGGAAGTTGTTCTCCCTTAGATTGTTTTAATACCAAGTCGTAAACTTCTTGAGGAATTTGTCCGGCAAATCCAGCCATGCCTAATGTTCCAGGAACACCAATGCGAAATGGTATTGTTAGATACCAACCCGCTGGTTTTATCATCATCCCTTTTTTGTTATAGACGGGGACGGTATTTTTAATTTTAGCGGACTTTAAAAATCCTGCCTTCATGTCAAAAGCAGATGCCCCGTTTTCGAGCATAGTAGGTAAAACTCCAGTAAGTACTATTTGCTTTTCAAATCTTCCTTTATCTACTTTGTGTAAATTTTGAAGATATTCAGGGAGTGTAGATTTTAGATTTTGTTTTGCTAAAGATACCCAATTTAGATAAATAGCCGCTGAGACTTCATTAACGCAAATTTCCGTTAACAAATTTATATCGGTCGCACATAAACCGAATTGCTTTTTTAGCCCAGTTAAATCTATTTCTATGGGTTTCATGGATATATTGTATTATCAAATATTTCGATGCCGAATTTTTGAGCGTCAAACATAAAATGTGCTTTTCGGCATGTTACGTTTACAGGCATTGCTGTGAGCTTTTCGTCTGAAAGTGATTCATTCCTTTCTCTTACTTTCATTAATTCCCTATTCGCGTCTAAAACGTGGTATACTGGAGCATACGAGTATCGTACTGTGATTGAAATAGGCAAATCTTTTGAGGACATATCTTTAGCTTCTATTAGGTCTTGTATTCCTAAATCAAAAACTATTCTATTCCCCTTTATAGTGTATTGTTTATTTGTTAACGGCAACAATGGTTTATCATCTGATACAAATAAATAAATGTTTGTAATGTCAATGGGTTCATAAATTGGATATGCTAATATCTCCCCTTCGAAAAGAATTGGTCTTAATACTTCTGAATAATACGCTTCTAATTCTATAAGGATTATTCTATCCATAAATCCTAATTTGTCGATACCGCGAGTGGTAATTTTTGCAGTCCCTTGATTTACCTCGCTAAAATCTTTGTACCGCTTTGAGTTGTTCATCCCCTGAGAAACTACTCGGGTGAGTTTTCGGTCTACAAATATCCAGCCTCTTCCGGAACAGTTTTGGCAGGTAGTAAGAGCTTGACCTCCTGACTTTTCATTACATGGACAACGGAGCGCTCTGTCGATATACGCTTCATATCCGTGGTTATCTATCAACTCATTAAAATCGCCAACTCTCCAAACTGGCTGAGGGTCTACAAATTCTTTCGGAGTTGTGACTATTGGCAGATAATCGTTAACAATGCTCTTTGTTTTCATGTCTACAATACTTCAAAAGTTATTCCTCTGTACTGATTTTTTATGTTAGGGAAAGTTTCTTTCATGTCCTCGATATACATCTTTATACGACCTTGGAAGAGTCCTCCGGCAGCTGACCTAGATAACGGTGTGTTTTGGGAAACTCCGTCTAAACTGACTTGGATATTAGTTATACCAACTCCGTATAAAACATCTCCAATTATTCCTAAAACACTCACCGCCGCCATCTTTGAAATGAAATCAAATAAGTCTTTTGGAGTTACGTCCCATCCTGTGACATACGACATTCTCCAATAGTTAGGGATAAATTTTTGACCAAACCACCCCATGCTTGGAGAAATTCCGTTGAATATTAATGAGTTTTGATTCATTTGAGAACCGCCCCCCATATTGGCAATTAAGTATATGTTTCTGTAAATAGCAACTTGAGATATTTTTTTTAGAGATATCCACTCTTTAGGATATGTTATTTGACAAACGTCGTTTATATAACCTTTCAACCCGTCTACCGATACAATCGGATACATTGTCCTGATATACCCCCAGCAATTAAATTCTTCGCGTACAAAATCACGGCTTTCTTCAATAACTTGCTTAGTAAGTTTTATGCTAAACAAATTTTCAATCTTCTGCTGCGCGTTCGCGATATGATTCTTAATAGCTTGAACTGATAATACTTTACCGTCGTTATTACTCATTGGTATACCAAACAAGTAATTTTCTATCAATTCCGATGGACTCATTATAAGACCTTCGTTCTTGTTATATTGTATTTTTAGTTTCAGCTTAGGCATAGTGGTATATCAGGACTAAATGTTATTTTACTTCTTCAATTTTTTCGGCAGGAACTTCAGGTTCTTCAACCGTTTGTTTGTCTTCTTCAGCCAAATCTGTTTCGAGTTTTAAATCGTTGTACTTTTTGATTAAGTACCCTTGCATTAATTTGTCTTTGTTTTTGAATTTAGCATATTCGGCTTCCGGATATTCAGCTCCTACTGCTAACGCAATCATGTCAAGCATTGACATTTTTTTGATTGAAGAAATTACTTGTTCTTCTTCTGATTTTTCTTCACCTGATACTGGAATAATAGAAACTCCTACTTCTTCCCAATCCTCAGTCTGTAAAAGCAATGTTCTTGCAGCTTGAGTTGATACGTCAACCTGACCTTCAGAATCGATTGTAATTAAGCCATCAAAAGGGATAATCAATTTTGAGTTAGTAATTTTTTTTGATTGAATTTTCATAATGTTTACTTTTAAAAAAAAGAGGGGAAAGGGCAAGACCCCGACCCCTCTTCTTCGATTATACAATTTTATTTTATGTCAAGGAAGTTCCAATGTTGATGAAACGAACCATTTTCTTTGGTGCGTACAAGAACGGAGTACCGTACATCAGAATCATGAAACGGAAGGCTGGAGATAATACAGCTAAATCCATTTTCATAAGCGGAGCTAATTGAGCGAACTCAATAACCTCGTTGTCGAACTGTTGCATCATCGCTTGGTCGGTATCAGGCAAGAAACGGTTATTATCGCGAATACT